TCTTGCTCAGCGGATTCAACTGCTGACCCTGCTGCATCGCACCGTTCAGGTACTGCATCAGCACACCAATCCGGCCCGCATAATTCTGCCCTGGCTTCGCAGGCACAGGGATTCCTACAAGCAGAGTCGGGATCGTCTTCGTCTCATCCTCAAGCTCGTCCTGAGCCTTCTGCCCCGGATCACGCAGCAACCGCTTGATCAAGCTCGGATCGTCCAATTCCATGATGCTCTTGTCCAACTCCACCTGATCCACCCAGGGCGAGTTCATGAACAACTGCTTACGGTTGATGGCCTGCTGAACCATCATCTGACGGCTCACCATGTCCATGCCACCCTTCGGCTCTAGCTCATACTGGTCATGGAGCGCGACAGGATCCGCATCGAGCGAATCCTCCGCGAACCGGTAGCGCAGGCTCTTGCTGTCATACTGGACATACAAGCTCCAAGCCTGACGATACAGCTTGCCCAGAGCCATTCGGAACAGCCGAGCCCGAAGATCGCCACTCTGCATCGCCTGCGCGTTGATGCTCTGGATCTCGGTCGCCGTGCGACGGTCGGATCCTCCGGACATGACGCTGGACATGCCGTAATCAGGGCTACCGATCCGGTTCTCAGCGACCGCACGGGTCTGGTTCAACTCCTGATCGAAGCTCACCGGAGGCTGCGGCATCTGAACTGGAGCCACACCATACGGCAGAATTTGCCCTGGCTGGAACCGCAGATTGATGGAGTTGGGAAGCTCCCGCTCGGCACGGAACAGCGGACGGTTGTAGAGCGTCATCGCATCGTGCTTGTGGTTCCACATCGAGGTCATCGATAGCTCGAACGGAGCCAGAATCTCGCACACGCCCCGCGGGCTGAACCAGCCCTTGTCCTTGATCTCGTACGGGAAATCGATGAACGGAAGCTGGTCATGGTCATAGGGCAGCTCCATGGGATCGCGTAAATCGAGATCCACCGCGGCAGGGCTGTAGAGGTACACCTCCCACTTGCCCGCATCCGTCTTCCGGTACACCTCCCAAACGATCACGCCATCCGTGTTGCTCGTGTAGGTAATACCCTCGCGCAACTGCTTCGCATCGTTCTCCTCCGCCGCGCCAGGAATGTTGTCATCCTCCTGCGGGTTGCCACGGATCTTCGCAATCGTCTTCGAGTCCGCCTTCCAGCCGAACTGGCCCGCCATGCGCTTGTACGCATTTACGCTCATGGGCATCACATGCACCGCCCAGTCCGCATCCTGAAGGTCAACGGTATACGGAGGCACCACAAAATACATCGGGTCCACAGCCTCGAATCCCACCCGCTTATCGCCCGGATTCCAGAAGCACTTCATCACCCCACGCCCGCTCATCAGCGTGTAGTCCACCCAGGACAGAACCTCGTCCACGAAGTTGGTCTTCTCCCGGATCTTATAGTTGAACCAGTCCTCAGCGACCTTCGTGTAAGCATTCAACTGCTGCCGCATGGGCGTAAAGCTGGCCACGACATCCATGCCCAGTGCCTGCTGGAGGAATAGCGGCTTCAGCTTCTCAATCGCGGTATCAATCAGCGGCCAGTGCAGGTCCGCCGCCTTGGGCCAAGGCTTGTTCGTGCGGCGGATCCCGTGGTGGCGCAACTCGTACCAACGAGTCTGCCGCAACTCCCACGGACTACGCTGCTCAATGCTGGTCAGTATCTGACCCTGCAAATCCGACCTGCCCTTCTCGGTCATCATATCGTTCGCTCCTTACTACCCCCCGACCTCACATCCAGCAAGCGCAAGCCCATTTTCATTACTCTCCAGTGGGCCAATCTCATCCTCCATGCGCTCTAGCAGAGATCTACCGTCCTCGCCCAGTGCCTTGAAATACTCGTCCATCCTCTTCCCGCCCCCGCCGCAAAACGCCAGCACCATCGCGTCCGCACGGTCCGGGCTGTTGATACCGCGGGCTCGTAGCTCGTCCTTGCCTTCGAGGGTGAGCTTTCCCTTCCCATTCGTCCGCACCTTCCGGCTCACGAACTGTTGGAGCAGAACCTCATCCGTCCCTGTGGGTCCCAGGTTCACCTTCCCCTCCTCCACCATCCGCCCGAACTCGATCCACATCTCCGCCGCACGGTTCACGAACTGATCATCCCGAATCGCCCGCTCACCGAAGTTCACCCGCCGCACATCCCAGCCCTCGGCCCGGAGAGCGTCACACATCACGATGCCCATTCCCCCGACATCCGCGTAGATGTCCTCGGCCTTCAGCCCCCACTTCCGGAATTCACTGATGAACCGACCCACGCTGGCCATCGTGTCCTTGTCCTTCCAGCGAACCAGCCCCTTCACCGTGTTCCCCTTGCGGACCACCAGAACACTCTCGTCGCCTCCGGCTGAGAAGTCGCAGCCCGCGGTCAGTCGATGGCTGTCGCTGTCCTCTTTGCACGGGTTGGATACGCACTTCTGCCAGTCAGCGGTCTTCACCGCGGTGAGGCTCCCATCGTCCTCCATGAACTCCGCGTAGATCATCGAGCGCACCAGCGGATGACCCTCGCCCCAGCGGGCCATCTGCTCATCAATCCACTCCTTCCGGATATGCGGACAGTCATACGCCGTGACCGTGAACGTCTTCCACTTCCCGTCGTTCCGCCGGAATACATCGTAGAAGTAGCCTGAGGAGCCCCCTGGGCTGCTCATCAGCAGCGTCCGCGTTGGCTGGCACCGCTCCATCGACTGGAAAATCCCGTCCGGCACCGCCTTCGCCTCGTCAACCACATACATCAAGTCCTGACTCGGACCCTGAACGTGCCATCCCTCAGCCTTCTCCGCGTTGCTCGCGCTAAACCCGATGCACCGGCTCACAAGCTCCTGACCCTCGTGCAATCGCGGGTACACATATCGCACCTCGCCGTCCTTGATGAAGAACCCATTCTCCTCGCCACCCAATCCGTTGGCCAACTTCCTCAGATGTGGCCACAATGCGTCCGCAACCTGACGGTAAACACCAGCGGTACACACAACGAGACTCCCCGGCCAGCGGAGCATGTGCCAGATCACAGCGGACGCGGCCACCATGCTCGTCTTGCCAGATCCATTCGCAGCCTTCAGAGCCACCTTCGAGTGCTTCTCGTTCAGAGCCCCAAGCACCGCCTCCTGCCACGGATACACTTCACGTTGGCCAAGCATCATCCTAGGGAAGTTCTGGAGAAGCTGAGCCTCAGCCAGCAGTTTCTTCTGCTTCCACGCAGGCATAGAACCGCCACCAGAGTACGATGTATTAGCGATTGGTGAACGCTTACGCTTTATTTGCTTGACAGGCATAAAATTGTGTGTGGGACGGGGGAGGGGGTATCAGGATCACCCCACCCCCCACCTGGGTGGTCCCCCCACCCCGTGGTGTCTTTTGATCTACTCCACTACCTATTTCCCCACTCCTCCGAACGCTCCGAGTATGGCACCGCTGACGCTAAGCTCCTTCCCCTTCGTAGTGTGATCCAATTGAGCCCTGGCAACGTATCCACGCGTTCGTTCAAGCAACCAAGCAGAGCCTTGCCAGCCGTTGGACGCTGAGCGGACAACAGAGGTAAGCTCCACTTCCCCATCGAATCGAGCCTGCTCCAGCTTCGCCGCAAAGTCTGGATTCCTGGCAAGGTAGCTTTGCCAGCCCTGACCGTTGTTCCAAAACCCACAACCTACAGCGATCCTTTCAAGCGGGATTCCAAGACGGGCCGCTTCAATCGCTTTTTTTGTCGTTTCAGCAGAAAGGGTTTTAAGTGGCCTCCCAATCTTCTTCCCCTGCGATCCTTTCCCGGTTTTGACCGGCACCTCAGTCTCTTCTCTTTCCCCGATCATGCCGGTCGCTTTGCCCCACAAAGTAAGCCACCGCCATTTTCTTCCTCTTTGGGTGTTGACAAGTGCCGCATCCCGTTGCAATCTTCCCCCGTGAACCAAAGATTGGTTCCTTCCTACATCATGAAATCCCTCAAAAACCTAGTCCAAGCCCTCGCGTTCCTCGCGCTGGCTTCCATCGTCCTCATCGCCCTCGGTTACTGCTTCGCGCAGTTCTTCATCGGAGGTGCCCTTTGAAATACCGCCTCGGCTTCTCAATCGTCGCCTCGTTCTCCGGAGAACACCCCAAATTGGAGCGTTGGTGGTCCCACGAAATCACCCTGTCCGATGTCATCCGACACTGGCCGGGACCTGAGGTTGAACCCTCGGAACCCTTTGACTCGGAGTACAACTATCTTGCCAAGGAAGGCCCGATACCTCGGGAAATCCTGAACCGCTTGGATGATGTCCGAGGTGAAACCCGTTTCCAGATATGCCGGAAGCTACAGGAGAAGTTCCCACGGGAAGCCTTTTGGGCCTGCATCTCCGATGTCCAGATGTCCGGAATCTTCGATCGGAAAACCACGTTTGAATTTCTGGATTCGATCGGTGCGAGCTTTGACACCTCCCAGACCATGGGAACGATCGGTGGCCCGCTTGGTCACTGGAGTCCGGACTTCGCTTTCAACGTGGAGTCCCAATCTCTCATCTCATCGATTCGGATCACTCCTGTTCTATGCACGGTAATCAGTTCCGGAGCTTTGATGCCAGTGCGCCCGCCTTCCGAGTGGCAGTGGGACCGCTTCGCGGATCTCTTCAAACGGTTTGATTGCTTCGATCTTGCCCGTCAGGGCCGAGCGATTGACGCGCACTAAATCATCCCACCCCATCCCATGACCACACACTTCACTTCTGGAGATTGCCTTACGATTCGAAACGAATCCGGCCAGTATTCCCTTAGGATCGAAGGAGACTCTTTCGAATCCGTGAGGAATTCCGTTTCCGAAATCGATTCGGAAATCCGCAGGCTAGAGAGGCGGCGCAAAGCTTACTCTGAATTCCTGAGCGGCGAGTCGGTTCAATGCCCGTCCGCTCTCAGGTTTTGATTCCCCGCGATTCCCCATCGGGTAACCGGTGGGGAACGGCGGGCAATCAATGCCCGATCCAAAAACATCATGAAGCAAATTGTCACCGAATACATGTTTGTGGACTCCTTCCGCCACGCCGGACGCGAGTCTCAATTCAGCGTTCCCGCCCGTCGCGCCATATTCGCGCACCTTGAACAGCTTGAAGACTCCTGCGGCACCGAATTCGAACTGGATCCCATCGCAGTTTGCTGCGAGTGGTGCGAGTATCCCACCGCTCTGGAGGCTGCGAAAACCTACGGTTACCAGGAAGCGACCGACTCCAAGGAAGAATCTCCGCTGGAGTGGCTCCAGAACCGGACACAAGTGATCGAGTTCGACGGAGGAATCGTTATCCAGCAATTCTGACCTCATGATCTCCCCACACACTCCCGGCCCGTGGCGAAATGGCTGGGGAAAGGTTACCGATTCCGATGGAAAGGCCATTTGCATGATCGTCCATCGAAAGAACGGAGACAACGGAAACCTTATCGCCTCCGCGCCTGAGATGCTTCAAGCGTTGGAATCTATCGTTGAGGCATACCAGCGGTATTTCGACATCATGCCTGTAGCTTGGCAGTCCTACGACGACCACGCTCGCGCCATCATCTCCAAAGCGAAAGGTTCCCAGTGAAAGAGCTTTTACGGGTACTAGGCTACCTTGCCCTTTGCCTACTCTTCACACTGGCCATGCTAGTCTCCGCGCTAGCCAGTAACTAGTAGGCCACTGTCCCCCATCACCCCAAGGAAACCCCTTGGGGCTTTTCTTTGCCCGGATCCGTCCCGCTTTCGATCGATGCCATGGTCCCGCCCTTCGCCCGCCCGTCGCCTCGTTCCCTCCACCCTCAAACACCCTTTGTCCATACCCCGTCCATAACTATGCCCCGCCGTCCATATTCCCATACCCCATACGAGAATTCGGAATTCGGAATCCCAGAATCGGGAATCGCCCATCCCCATCATGGTGCGGAATCCCGCGCCCTATAGTGCGGCACCGGATAGTGCGGTCGCCCGTCGCAGGTGATCCGGAAGACTTTGCGCTCCATGATCCCGGCTCGGACCGCGATGCTGATCATGCGATTGGTCTGGGATAGCTGCATGCCCCATTCGTCCATCCACTGGCGCGAGGTTTTCCATTCCGGCCCCGGCACCTCGATCTTGCAGTTGATCTCGTCCCTGATGCGCCTCAGAAGCTCGGCAGAGTCCATTTCGTTTCTCCTTGTTTCCATTGATGAACGTAGAGTTGCGCGGAGTCATCATCGTATTCTCCGAAGACGATCCCATGTGACCATGCGAGCGTCCCGCGGCGTCGGAGCGCGTAGTCCATGCACGGAGCGTCGGCCAGAGTCCCCGGCGATAGACAGACCGGATTGTCGGATCTCCTGCCCGTAGCCATCCCGGCGCGATGAGCGTGGGCCACAACCGTGTTCCCCCAGGTCTCCGCGGTATCGCGCAGGAAGTTCTCCGAGTACAAGAGCCCATGCCCCCACGAGAAGCCACCGAGGCGGTACCACGAGCGCGGCAGGACATCATGGTGCAGCACTTTGACCCTACAGTGCCTCTCGATCGGAGCCATCATCTTCTGCCATATAGCCTCCGCGAATCCGCGGACCACCGTGTTATGGTGATTCATGTACTTGATCGCTCGGTGATCATGGTTCCCCAGCACAAACACCGTGGGCCGAAGCGCATCCAGGAACCGGACCCCGCACTCGATGTCGTCCAGGTAGTCATCCGCGGCATCGGAATCCGCTGGGTTCGTGAGCGCACCCGCCCGAAGCGACGCCAAATCGTAAGCATCCCCGAGGTGGATGACCTCATCCGGCGCGAAGCGTTCCCGGAAGAGCAGCACCGCGGCCAGGGCATCGGCGTTGGCCCTATTCCCGTGCGAGCAGCCCACCGCCATGACCCGTTTCCGGCCTCGAACAACGAACATGCCCGATTTCAAGCATAAACTTTTTCCTTCTGCAAACGCCCGTAATCGTCAACCATAACTCTCCCAAGCGCATGAAATCCATCGACACGATTATCACTGATCTCATCTGGTACGCCTCTGTGTATAAGGATACCAGTGGCGAAGGCCGGAAGCTCCGCGAGGAACTGATCGAGCAGGCCAACCTTATTGTTAAACAGATCCGAGATCACAAACCTGATCTGATAAAGGCCACCGGTACCGAGGCATTGGTCTGCCGCGAGATCGCCAAGCGTCAGTTCCTTGGGTTGAACAAGTACGGCACGAGCGTGGAGGACAACCCGCTCAAGCTCCAGGAGTGGGCCAATCATGCCCGTGACGAGGCCCTCGACCTCGCCATCTACCTCCAGCGCATCATCCAGGAGATCGAGCGGGCTAAAACCGGGGTCATCCGCGATTGCCCGCTAGCGCAAATCGACCCCTGATCCATAGCCGAGGTCGATCCGGACATCAAAGGCGCTCCTAGACCCCTTTCCGCTCGATTGCGGGGCATCCTGAATCCATCACAAACCTCCACCTCAGCCACCCCCAAGCCACCCAAGCTTCCGAACCACCGATTCCCGAGTCTCCGAACCGGCTACTGGGTACTTGGTTCCAGGGGTCTTCGAAAAGTGCCGCCGCGGCGGGGGGTCCGCGGGATCCCCCAAAGCGTAGCGGCGATGCACTTTTCGACTCCCTTTTAAGGGAGTGAAATACTCCCTTTTAGGGGAGATAGCGGGAGGGGCGGAGAAGATTCTGGGATGCGCGTTGAAAAGTAGATCTCTGTACTTGACGGGGTGTATTCGGACATCCTAGGTTGTTCGTCCCATGAGTTATCTAGAGAATGGTTCAACGCTCCGCGCCATGTTCCGCCTGATGCCGCCGCTTCGGCACGACATCGACCCGAACCGATCCGAGGTTCTGGCCCACATAATGGAGAACATGAGATGTGATATTGGTCGTGCTATTAGAGCATTCAATTCGATGCGCCATATAAAGAGCGCAGTATTAGTATATGATCGTATCCATCGTCAGTGGCGTGGCTACGATTGGGTTCCTGTTGAGGAGCCTGATAAGATATCAATGTTGTTGACTACTGTGACAGAACTCAAACGTGATATGTCATCATTGCGATCCGAGCTTCGTAAGGTGAAGAACGAGATGTCTTCGCTTCGCCGTAGGAAAGGTGGCGGTGGAAGGTCTCGTGATGTGGAAGAGGAAGATGAGTCGCAACAGGATCCCCAGCCCGCCCCAGAAACAGAAAAGCAGCCGATCCCTGATAAGGAAAAGGCTGCTGAGGATGATAGGGAGTGGTACAGGACTATGATCGCCGCCCTCGACGGGTCTGATAAGGCTTCTCCTTCTTCAGTTCCGCCCCAGTGAACGCGAGCGGGTTCGACTGCTCCCACTGGATCTCGGTGGCTGAGTGCTGAAGGTTGAGAATGGGGGATGGGAGTCCGATCCTCCCTCCCCGCTTGCAGAAGGCCAATTGGAAGCGTCTAGGCTTGGACTGGCCTACTTCATGGAGAACCGCGATCTCACGCGCCCAATTGGCAAGCTCGGATGATCCGAAGCCTGAGTGGGCCAGTTCCATGGTGGTCAGTGGTTCGCCTGTTTCTTTTCGTTGTATTTTGGTGACATGGTGCATCCAAATCCAAGCAACCTTGGTCTCGTGCAGGATGGGCTGGAGCTTGTTGCGTAGGAATATGGAGACCTCGGATTGATCGCTCAGGTCTCCTCCGAAGTAGGAGAAGAGCGGGTCAGCGATGATGAGGTCGAGTTTGGATCGGTGGATGAACCGTCGGGCGAATGCGAGGAATGCCTCACCGGTTCGGACTGTCTCGGTGCGGAACTCCAGATTCTTCTGAAGTTGTTTCAGCTGTTCGACATCGACTCGCTTGTTGATCACACCGCGGAACGCCTCGGAGAGATCGCCCTTGTCGTTCTCGGCTTGGATTACACCGATCTTGAGTGGGCGGACTGGTGTGATCCCGAAGAAGTCTAGGCCGAGAGCCCAGCGCACGATGATCTGCATCATCAGGGATGATTTACCGATGCCGGTTCCTCCGCTGATGATCATGGAGGATCCGCGGGTGATCCATCGATTGCCGATGAGGTTGTCCGGATCATTCTTGGGATCGAAGTCGAGGAGGTCTTTGACCGTGACAATGGTGGACGCGTCATCGTCCTGCTCACGATTGATGAGCCACTCTTCCCATGAATTGGCACCGATGGCAGTGGCCAACAGTTTCTGCTGGGAATCCCCGCGCCATGAACCTGGGAGTCGGGAGAACCGTGCTGGGTTCTTGTTCTTGGGATCGATGCCTGGGATGGCTTTGTAGATCTCATCGCGGCGGGCGTCCCATTCCTGTCGATTGGCAGCGTCCACGCGGACCCAGCCGTGGATGGATTTGCCTCCGGAATCGATGAGGACGCTGATAGGTAGGCCAGATTCTCGGAGGAGCTTCTCCTGCTCTTGCTTGGGCTTGTCATCGAACTCTACGAGGACATGGCGGTATGCACTGACATCGTTGTCCGAGCCGCTGTAGAGGGCTGGCTTGAACGGGTTGATGCGGACGAAGACACCGTCCATTCGATCACGCCGGAACAGGATCGACTCTGGCGAATCGAATCGCTTGATCCAGTCCTCGACCGGCAGGAACGAGCCAGAGGACATTGGCCTACCTTCCTCGACCTGTTCGCATATGCAGACGATCTCGGTGGGTGCGAATGCGGCGGTGAGGAACCGCTTGAACTGGGAATCGGTATCAATCGGTTTCGGTGCCTTGAAGACCACGCGGGAGAGATCGGTGTACTCGATGGCCATGGTGCTGCTGCTGTTCAGGAGGTGGCCCGCTGGTTTGTCGTGACTTGTAGACGCCGCGGACTTGATCTTGTACCGGAGATCACGCTCGCTCCATGGCGGGTAACACATCCGGTTCCATTCTGAGAGGAGCGTGTAAGCATCCCCCTCTGATAGGCCGAAGCCGTGGACTAGGCCCACGGCTGCGGTGAATGTTGCGTTATGCCCTCCGGATCCGGAGATGGCGGGCGGCACCTTGGATAACCAAAGCGCAGCCCTCTGATAGGCTGTCATGTCGTTGTGCTGCTCGTTGTTACTTTCCGGACTTCTTACGGAGTGTTCCTGCCTTCTTCATGGCCTTGAACATCTCGACTTCCATCATGCGTTTGATGGCCTGCGTTTTGGTTGGGAACGTCCCCATGTTCTTGTGATGAACCTTGGACTCCACTTTGTAACCGGCCTTGGTTTTCCTGATCATGGTTGTATGGGTTTGAACACGGTATCGAACTCCTGCTTGGTGCGGACGTAGTAGTTATCACCGCGTCGGTAGATGACCACCTTCCTCTTGATCTCAGCGATGCGAAGCTCTGCGGGTGCGAGCAGTTCGACCTTCACCAGAGGGAAGAATCGGTGGACGTGGGTGGGTTGATCTGCGGATTCCATGGGGCGGGATGTTGATTCGGTTTGGGATAGGAGATCCAACCCTTTCGGATTGCTTCGTCAACGATCTCCTTTGCGTTGGCGATGATGTCCTGATTGATGGAAGCAACGATGGCCCGCTCCTCATCGGTCATTGGCTTTGGCTTGGAGTTGGATTCCAGGCGATAGCTGTACCAAGGCTGCTCACGGCGTGGGCGTCTCATTGTTTGACCTCCGCGGGGACGATGCGCGACAGGACACAGTTGCAGTAGGAGCCCTTGGTTCTGGCGTTACATCGATGGTGATGCACAGGGTTGGAGACGATGTGTTGAGTGAGGTCGCTCGTGAGCTTGACCAAGTCAGTGATACGGTCGGCTGCTTCGAGGAGGATTGCCTGTGGTATTCCATCTTCCGATTGGATGTCCTGTGAAAGCACCTTGAGTGCGCTCACGAGGTCTGTCGTTGATGACGGATTCATGGTTGTTTGTGGATGACCAGACCGTTCCCTTTCGAGTCGATGAGTTCGACGGTGCGAATGCCTTCAAGGCGGGCCAGTGTCTTGACCATTTCAATGGGGTCATGGGCTTGGGCAACGCAGGTGAGATGGATGTCTCCATCACCGTACTGTTGCTTGAGGTTCTCCTTGGTTCGATCCCGTGTGATGCGGATCGTCTTACCTTCGGACAGGTGAACCACCTTGATGGATTCAACGAGAGGGAACTGGTGTCGGCTCATAGGGCTTTGTGGCAGTGGGGACAGACCTTGGATGTCTTGGTCTTGGAATCGATGTCGAGCCAGTTGCAGAGATCATTGAACGATCGATAGCCGTAGTTCTTCTGCATGAACGGCTTGATCTTGCGGGCGTGAACCAACTCCTTGGCCTGCTCCTTGGTGGTAACACCGAGTGACTTTAGCAGGTTCCGGTTGCGGATCCCAAGACCTTCGTCCCAAGCATCACGCTTCTTGTTGGATTCTTGTATGATCTGATAGACACGCTGTCGCGAGATCTTGAGCTTTTCGCCAATGGCTTGATAGGTGAGACCTTCTTTACGAAGGCTGAGGGCGATCCCGATGGATTCCTTGAGCTTCATGTTGCCTGATCCTTTGCGTTTGTTTCGCTTCGCAGGAACTGGTTGTACCTGCGGTTCGCTTTGTGGCACTGGACACACAGGCCCAGTTGATTCTTGGTGCATCCGCAGCCCAAGCATGCGGCTAACTCGTGTAACAATTCCTTCCATTGCTGTTCGTTGGTTTGTTGTTTCTGTTGGTGGTTGCTGTCGATCATCTCAGATTCCTCGCGGTCCATGCCGCTGATTCAGAGATTTTGTACTTCTTAGCCAGTTCCCTGTTGGTCATCGTGTGATGCTCCTTCTTGATCCTGGCGACCATGTCGTCCGGAATACGCTTCCATGCCCGCTTCTTGCGCGGCGGCTTCGCATTCACGAACGGCTTGACTGGACCGAGCATCCGCTCGATCTCTTCCTTCGTCAACCCAATTCTTCGCAGAAGGCTCATATTTCGCTTTGCTTGGTTTGGATGAGTCGCATAGCTGCGTGGACGGTGGGGAAGTGCTTCTCGAACTGTTCCTCGACCTCGAATGCGACGAGTTGGTGTTCGCGCTGGGCGTGGCTCGTGGTGCGCTGCATGAGGTAGTGGATCCATGATCGGACGCTGCCCTTCATGTAGAGCCTAGTCCTCGTGGCCAACGGTAGGATCATGCGGGCGCATTCGGGTGCGACTCCGTTGGCTATGAGTAGGTTGTAGTTCTTGAGCGCGGTCAGAATTGATAGCTCTACGATGGAGTCGATCCTCAACGAGGTTCCATCGAGGTACTTGTGACCGATGTCATCGCCGCTTCCCTGGCGATTGCCCTGCGAATGCTTGGCCCGCATCTCCAGTTCCTCGACCATGATATCTCCGAGCTTGGAGACATCCGAGTAGCGTTGGCTGAACTCCTGGAAGGAGAAGCTCTTGTGCCGCAGGATCTGGGCAGCGATGGCCCGCGAGGTCTCGATCTCCATGGTCATGTCGGCCATCTCGAACACGCTCCAGTGGCCGTGCTTCATACAGAACTCCAGCAGCCGCGGACCGGTGGCATGGTTCTGCTGGTTGTTGGGATTGCTCACCCGTGCGATGTACACGATGAGTTGATCCGGAGTCAGAGCGTTCCCGTTCTCATCGGTTACCAGTGATTGAGTGACTGATACTGTTGATACTTTCATTTCCCCGCCTCCTTCTCCCACATTTCGCGGTATTTTGTGAGTCCGTACTCGGATGTTTCGAGTCCAAGATCGATCAGGTGTTTGATGCGCTGCTTCATTTCTTTTACCGCTTTGATTCCTTCCTCGATT